AATGATGGTGCAGCAGGTTCTGCTGACGATGCGAAGATGGCTCTGTATCTACAGGCATCTACTGGTAATCTTGAGATCTCTGGTCACTTACAAATAGATGATGACTTCTCTATATTCAGTGGTACAACTGGAGTAGAGTTCCCATCTACATCTGACGCTAAGTTACATGTAGATGCACAGACTGGTGATACACGCATTGGTGTTGCTGGATCTGCAATCGGTACTGGTGATCTAACAGTTAATGGTGGTCAAATCACTATTAACAGTCTTGCTCAAGCACGTACATCAGCAGATAATACTAAGGCATTAGAAATTAATGGTCTTGGTAACAGTGGTGATAGACTACTAAGAGTACGTCAGGATGCTGCTATTGATGCATTTGGTGTTAATAGATACTGGGGTAAGAATGGTGGACTCAACTGGGAGTTCAAGTCTTCTGACGCAACACTTGAAACTGGTAAGAACTACTTTGTTGCTATTGCTGCTACAGCAGTGTTTACATTACCAGCAGATGCAGAGACTGGTGATATGATTAGAATGATTGACCTAGGAGGTAATCTATCTTACTCTACATCATTAATCGTTCGTGCACCAGTTGGTGTACAAATGCAAGGTGATGCTACTGGAACACTTGCTGGTGGACTAAGTAGTGCATACCAAGGTGGTGAAATGATTGTCCAGACTAGAAATGCTGGATTTGGGTTCGTATTCGCTGGAGCAAAAGATGGAACAGAAACAGGAACTATACCATCCAATTACAGGGGATGGTGGCTCGTGGAGTTATAATCAATGAAACAGTACGAAGCAGAGAAAAAGATGAGGGGGGCGGCCATAGGCACGATCCTTCCTTGGTCGGGAGATCAAGGTACACTTCCAAAGGGATGGTTAGCTTGTAATGGTCAAGTATTAGAAGCTATGAATTTTCCAGTACTGGCTTCTATTCTGGGTAATACTTATGGACCTACCAATGGTCTTAATGGTAGGACATATCCAGGGTATATAAGTGGAGATACGTTTGCTCTACCTCAGTTAAATACTAGACTATTAGCAGACTACGAAGAAGATTATGTTAGTGTTGCTGCATTGCAAGCTGGACAGACATATCTGAGTGGTGCTGTTGGTGGTATGACTATCACTAATGGTGAAGTAGATGAGGGAAGAACAGCCGCAACATATAATTTTACTGTAACTTCTGCTAGTGGTGGAACTGGTTGCCAAGTAACTATTGATATAGATGCTCAAGGTAGAGCTGGAGTAACTAAGATAGTTGATACTGGTGGTGGATATACTGCTGGTGATGAAATAACTATACTTGCTGCTAACCTTCCTTCAGGAACAGATGACTTAGTATTAAAGGTGGATTGGACTCTACCATCAGTACCAGATGTATTAACACCAACAGGAGTTGGTACTAATAAATTAATTGAAGGTGATGGATCTGGTGTTAGTCCAGGTACATCATACAATGCTAACTCTGATATAAATTTTACTATTACAGATTCTAGTAGTTTAACAGGACAGATTAGAAACTTCTCAGTAAACCCACCAAACTATTTTAAGACATTTCATAGCTTACCTAGGAAACTAAGTAAGGATCATATGCCACCTCATACACATGGTAACCCTACTGTTGTTGGTAATCAAGGTAGTGGATATAGATATGTGCTTGATGATGGTGGATTCTTTGAAAGTTTTCAGTGTCCAAAAGTTGAGACTAATGTAGAGGGTAATTTTAAGCAAAAGACACTTGTTGCATCAGAACCACCAAGTTCAGGTAGTCCTGATACTGTTGGTGGTAACCAAGGTACTGCTTTAGTAACAAGATTTGTTGCAAATGAAACTATAGTTGATATGAGTAGACCACGACTCAATCCTAATAATACTGGTGGTGTTGGTACATATAACCCACAACCAGTGTGGCAAGGACCTATGCCTAGACCTTTAGGTGCTACTTATAGTACTGTTAACTCAGTATATAACTGTAATGAAAGGGAATCGAATCTGAATAGTAAGAACTGGTATGGTTATCAAGGTGAAGGAGATAATATTGCTACCAACTTATTCAATCCTGCTGACGAAGGAACATCTAAAACATTTCCAGTTGCTTTGAATCATGCTGACGAGTATCATTCTAATCAGCAGTCTCACACTCACTATTCATTCCAGCTTACAATGAATGCTGGTTTTCTTAAACCACCTACAATTGTATCTGTTAATGATATAGCAATTGATAGTACATTATCTGGTCAACCTACATCAGTTTCACCACAGAATCTACCATCAGCACTAAATATTAACGTGGATGTAAAGACTCCAGCAATTAGCATGATGTATCTTATTAGGGCATATTAATGAAGTTTCTACAGAAAGAGAGATCTAAGTTAGGTAATGCACCTGGTACTATTATTAACTGGGGTGTTAGTATCCCTGATAATGATCCTAACTTCGCACAGATTATAGACAAGTTACCAGCAGGTTACTTGAGATGTGATGGATCTGTTTATGATGAGAGGGATTACCCAGAGCTTGCAAGGATACTTGGAGTTGGTGAAACATCATTGTATAAAAAATCTGATCAAGCTCTTGCTGCTACTCAGTTTCAAGTTCCTGATCTAGGATCAAAACATATAGAAGCTGCTTCATCATCTAACGTAGGATCATATAGAAATATTGATAAGGTTGTTGGTACTGGAGAAAATGCAACAACAATACAGAAAGCAGGTGTTGGTGTTGAGATGTTCTCTAATGTAGGTAACACTGCTAACATAGGATTTAATGGTGCATTTACTATACCAGCACAGACCTTTGATATGATTGGTTCAATAGGTTGGACACTTCCAACTACTACTGAGACTACATCAGTACCTGCTGGTGCTATAGGATCGCATGGACATTTTTCTGGTGGTACTAGAGTCGCAGTGAAAGAGAGTGCTGAGTATCCTAATAGATCTACACCATATTATAGATCAGCAGCTGATGTTAACCTTACTGCTGAATCTGCTGAGAGTTATGGTGGATTGTGTAATGAAGTTGCTAGACATTACTGGCAGGCTACAGTAGCTGGGTTTTATGGTATTGGTGGACCTGGTATTTGTAATGGTGGTAACTGTTCATCTTTCAGAAATCATTTCTTAGGATATGCTAGTCAGAGTGGTGCTCATTTAACGATTCAAAACACTACATATCCAGCAGAAAGTAACTGGACTCCAGATAAAACACTATCTGGTAGTGATGTAGTTACAGCAACCTCATGGCCTAACAATGAACCATCACCTGGTATAAATATCGGTTTGCAAAGACCATATGATACTGTTAATGATAATATATCAGATCCAGTATATCCTACTGCGAGGAATGTTGAGGAGACATGTGGAGTTCCCCCAGGATCAGATACACTTGATGCTACACTACACTCTCATATTATTGATAGAGAGATAGGTGATACTGATTATGAATGTACCACTCAAGTTGCTACTATGAGACCAGATGGTCTGGAAGCATCTGTTAACATAAGTACTTCTGGTGTAAATAAGTTTGATGATGTTGTTTCACCATACATTGTTATGGAATTTCTAATAAAGTATTAACATGCCTAGAGAAAGAGGATCCTTTAACAACCATTATTCCGACATGGGTAACGACTCTGGTATGCCTGTTGGAGCTATCATGTCTGTCTTTGTAGGTGAATATGATAGTAGTGACTCTACTGATGCAGCAAAGGTTGAATACCAATATCCTGGTTGGTTGTATTGTGATGGAAGACAATTAAATATTGCTGACTTCCCTTTATTGTATGATGCATTACAGAATAAGTATGGTGGAACTGCTCCTACTCTAGTTGACCTCAGAGATTGGGGTGATAACACACAACTCACTGGTACATTTAATTTACCAGACATGAGGATGAAGAGAGTTAATGGTCCTGATGGTATTGATGGAGCTGGATCACAGACACCAGACTTATCTACTATGGAAGTTGGTGCTACTGGTGGTGAATGGTATATTAGCAGAGCTAGGCAACTTGAGGAGTATGGGTTTGGGACAGTTCGTGTAACTGGATATAGTGCTGTAACAGGATTTGTTAAAGGAACATTGTCTGGTCAGGCAGTTATAAAGATTGGACCTTTACAACCACATACATTAAGTGGACCACCACCACACGCACATTTAGTTTTAGGTAGTGAAGCAGGACCACAATCATATGAAAAGGGTCTTGCGATGGATGATACTAAATCACCAAACTATGTTACCAATAGATCTCCAATTCAACAGTGGGTTCCTGAAGAGAGAGGATATGCTGCTGAACACTCACATTATTTCTGTGAATATAGACCAAGAAGAGGTATAGATCCTGGAGCAGGTACACAAGCACAGTATTCGTATGATATATCTCCAACATATTCACATGAACATAATAGTGGTACTGCTGCAGATGCAGTTGGTCAAGAAGAATGGACAACAGCAGGTACTCACAGTTGGACAGCACCTGCTGGTGTAACGTCTATCTGTGTTGTATGTGTTGGTGGTGGTGCTGGTGGTTGTCAAGGTTTAGTTGGTGGAGGCGGTGGTGGCCTAGGATATAAGAATAACATCACAGTGTCACCAGGATCTAGTTATACAATAGTCGTAGGTGCTGGTGGTACTGGTACAGATGACCCATACCCAACAGTTTGGCCTGAAGGTGACGATAGTTATTTCATATCTGCTACTACTGTTAAAGGTGGTGGTGGAGGTTCGACATCAGGGTCAACTACATCTAGGGATGGTGGTGATTTTGTTGGAGATGGCGGTGGTAATGGAGGATGGGCTACTACATTTGGTGCTGGTGGTGGTGCAGGTGGATATTCAGGTGATGGTGGTGGAGGTAATACTCAAGGTGCTGTTGGACCTATTGTTTCTGGTGATGGAGCTGGAGGTGGTGGTGGTGCTGGATCACATACTTACTTGACTATTGCTGGAGCTGGTGGTGGTGGAGTAGGATTAGAAGGACAAGGAGCTAATGGTGTAAGAGGTAATCCAGCTAACCAAGAGACTACAGGTGGACCTATGACTGGTGGTGGAGGAGGTTCTGGTGGTGCTGCTGGTTCAGATACAACTGCACCTGAACAGAATAATAATAACTGGATGATAACTCACCCAACAACAAATACAACTGCTATGTGGTCTACATTTATGCAGCAGTATGGTATTTGTAAGACTAGAGTTACAGATCCAACTAATCCAGATCCATATCTAAATCAGGTAACATTTGGACAGCGTTTAGTTACTCTTACTGCAACGACACAGGTATGGATAAGGGTTCAGGCTGATGATACTGCTGATGTTTTTTGGGATGGAGTACAGAAAAATACTAGTCCAATAACTGATGGTACTGCTGATACTAATATTGATCTTGGTACTGTTGCTGCTGGTACATATAAATTTGGATGGAATCTAACAAATACTGGAACCACAACAGGAGGTATCAATGCTAATCCAGGTGGTATAGCATGGCAGTTAAGTAGTGCTAGTGGTGGACTTGGAACTGTGTTCGCAACCTCACAAGATGCTACTGGATCCACTTCACCATTTACACACTGTAATGGTGGAGATGGTGGAGCTGTTGGTGGTGGTGGAGGTTCATGCTCTAACACTCCTATCAGTACCGACCCTCAAGCTACCGCAGGTAATGGAGGAGTTGGTGGAGTACGAATCATGTGGGGACCTGGAAGGTCATACCCTGCAACTCTTACAGCAGATCAAACTCCTGTAGATGGTACTGATCCAGGTACTAGTGATGCATACTCTAATCCTTATGGTAAAAATAAGATGAATGAGAATGTAGACAATGAAAATGGTCAAGCAGTATCATTCTTCATTGATAAAACTTTGTCGGTTACACCATCTGCGGCTGCAATGACTGTAAATGATGGTACACTTACAATGACTGGTGCTGAACAAATAACAGTATCTGCTGGTATTGTTCCACGCACACCTATCCCACTTGTGTTAAAATACTTTAGAGTAAAATATCTTATTAAAGCTTGGTAAATTAAATTATGGCAATTACATCATCTGGTGCATCCAACTACGTTGAGATGGTTACACCTATAGTACCCATGAACTTAATGGGTGAGAGAGGCGAGTTTGATGATTTCATAGGAGTATGGGAGAACTTTGTTCCTGATGCTTTTTGTAACGATCTTATTAATTTCTTCCACACTTGGCAACAGCAAGCACTCATCACTAATCATGAGAGAGACATGCCTCTTACTGATCCATATGCAGGTGAACAACATGCTATGCCTGGTAACAATCAGTTCAAGACAAGAACATTAGGTCGTAATGATGTTGGATGTATGTTAGACTGCTTAAGTGGTACTCTTTCAGCTCAAGTTAATCAATATTTACAATCTACATTAAACCATTATTGTACAACATATGATTCACTAGGGTCAGTTCCTTTAACGTCTTGGCATGTTAAGATGCAACAGACTCCAGAGGGAGGTGGTTACCATGTATTTCATCATGAGGATGGATCATATAATGAAGCAAACAGAACTGCTACATGGATGATATATCTCAATGAAGATTTTGAAGGTGGTGAGACTGAGTTCTTCTATCAAAAGAGAAGGATTAAACCTACCACAGGTACAGTAGTGATATGGCCTGCTGGTTATACACACACTCATAG